CATCTCAATCTTGAAAGGAAATTATCATGGTACTCCCAAACGGCGCAGGCGGTTACCAAGTAGGTGACGGCAACACAGGCGAAGCTCAACTGTTCGTGCAAGGCGCTCCCACAGCGCTGACTGCCGCAGCAACTTTGACCGCTGCTCAACTGGCAAATGGTCTGTTCACATACACCGGCGCAGCCGTCAACTTGACTTTGCCCACTGTGGCATTGCTCGAAGCTGACATCAGCAGCGCTGCCAAAGTGAACGCAGCGTTTGACTTTCACATCATCAACATCGGCGGCACCAACGCCGCTACTGTTGTGGTTGGTACAGGCTGGACCATCGTTGGTACAGCCGCAGTCTCTGCCAACACATCTGGTCGGTTCCGCGCCCGTAAAACAGGTGATGGTACTTGGACACTGTATCGCGTGGCCTAAACCTAAACGGGGGCTTCGGCCCCTGTTTTTAAGGAAACAATCATGACCTCTAACACCAAACCAACTGGCGTTGCTTTTGAAGACCAAGACATCATCGGGTCTAACTTTGTGCTGTCTGGTGGCGAGTTGGGTTACACCGCAGAAGCAAGCGGCACAGTGACCCAATCGACAAGCAAATCGACTGGCGTGACTTTGAACAAGTCTGCTGGTCAGATCACAATGAACAACGCTGAGTTGGCTAACGCCACGAACGTCACGTTCACTTTGACCAACAGCAGCATTAGCGCAAAGGACGTTGTGGTTCTGAGCGTTTCTTCTGGTGCTACTGCTGGTGCATACAACTGCTGGATTTCCGGCAAGTCCACTGGAAGCTGCACAATCACTTTGCGCAACTTGTCGGGCGGCGCGTTGTCCGAAGCGGTTGTCATCAACTTTGCAGTGATCCACGTACTGTAAATACAAACGGGGCTTCGGCCCCGTTCTTCAATATGCAAATTTACCTTAAACACCCCGTTCATGGCCGCAAAATTGCATCAATGGAGGCCGAGGCCACATTTGATGAAAAAAATGGCTGGGTGCGCTACAATCCTGACACGCCTTCAGAGCCTGAAGAAGCGGCTAACACGCTTGTGGTAAAGCGCAAATACACCCGTAAGGCTGAAACCGAAGGAGTCTGACATGGCAACGTACACCGCTGGCGATCAAATCAACAGGGCGCTGCGCCTGCTCGGTGTACTTGCAGAAGGCGAATCGCCATCAGCCGAAACATCCCAAGACGCCTTGATGGCGATGAACCAAATGATCGACAGTTGGAACACAGAACGTCTGTCTGTGTTCTGCACCCAAGATCAAGTTTTCACCTGGCCCGCTGGCCTTGTCTCCCGCACGCTGGGTCCCACTGGCGACTTTGTTGGCCTGCGCCCCGTGTTGCTGGATGACTCCACGTATTACCGCGACCCCGGCACCAACGTGTCGTTCGGCGTCAAGTTCATCAACCAGCAGCAGTACAACGGCATCGCGGTCAAGACCGTGACATCAACGTACCCGCAGGTCATCTTCGTCAACAACACGTTCCCAGACGTCGAGATGTACGTCTACCCACGCCCCACACGGGACTTGGAGTGGCACTTCGTATCTGTGCAAAAACTCGACAACCCGGCTGGCTTGGCCACGGTGTTGTTCTTCCCGCCTGGATACCTGCGTGCGTTCACGTACAACTTGGCGATGGAAATTGCCCCCGAGTTTGGCATCGAGCCAAGCCCACAGGTGCAGCGCATCGCCATGACCAGCAAGCGCAACTTGAAGCGCATCAACAACCCTGACGATGTGATGTCGCTGCCATACGCCATTGTGGCGACACGCCAGCGATTCAACATCTACGCCGGTAACTACTGATGAAGTCGCCGATCCTTGGGTCCAGCTACGTTGCCCGCAGCACCAACGCTGCGGACAACCGCATGATCAACTTGTTCCCCGAGATTGTTCCCGAGGGCGGCAAGGAAGCGGCGTTCTTAAACCGTGCGCCCGGTCTGCGCCTGCTGGCTACCGTGGGCACCGGCCCAGTACGGGGGATGCTGGATTCGGGTCAATGGCTGTACGTTGTGTCGGGCAGCGAACTGTACAAAGTAGACCAGAGCTATGCGGCCACGCTGATCGGCGTTGTGAGTAACACTGGCCCTGTCTCGATGGCGTCCAACGGCACCCAGTTGTTCATCGCGGCCAACGGCCCGAGCTACGTCTACAACTCGGTCACCAACGCTTTTGTTGAGAACACAGCGTTCCCACGGGCGCAGACGGTCACGTTCATCGACGGCTACTTTATCTTCAACGAGCCCAACAGTCAAAAGTTCTGGGTCACCGAGTCCTACGATGGCGCTGTCCTTGAGGGGTCCAGCGTTGCCAACGCCGAAGGCTCCCCGGACGGGCTGGTGTCGCTGATCGCCGACCACAACGAACTGTGGCTGTTTGGCGGCAACTCGGTCGAAGTCTGGTACGACGCCGGTCTACCGCCACCAGGACAGCCATTCCAGCGCATCCAGGGCGCGTTCAACGAGATTGGCTGCGCTGCCACGTACTCGGTAGCCAAGCTGGACAATTCGCTGTTCTGGCTGGGCGCAGACGCCCGAGGCAAGGGCGTTGTTTACCGGGCCAACGGCTACACGGGCGTGCGGGTGTCAACGCACGCAGTTGAGTACGCTATTGCACAGTACGACAACATCTCGGACGCCATCGCCTACACGTACCAGCAAGAAGGCCATGCCTTCTACGTGCTGACATTCCCATCGGCCAATGCCACTTGGGTGTATGACGCCTCGACACAAGCGTGGCATGAGCGCGGTAGCTGGGCCAGCGACAGTTTTATCCGTCACCGTTCAAACTGCCGCGCTGTGTTTAACGGCGAAGTGGTTGTCGGCGACTTCCAAAGCGGCAACATCTACGCATTTGATCTGGATGTCTATTCAGACAACGGCGGCGTCCAAAAGTGGATTCGTTCGTGGCGGGCGCTGCCCACCGGTCAGAACAACTTGAAGCGCACAGCGCAGCACTCCATGCAGCTTGACTGTGAGGTAGGGTTTACCCTGCCCCCTGTCAGCGAAACGGTGTTGTTTTTGGTGACTGAGGATGAGGATGACATCATCACCGAGTCGTATGACTTCCTGATTGATGAAACTGGCATTTCGGTCAACCCGCAGCCAGTGGTGCTGCTGCGCTGGTCCGACGACGGTGGGCACACTTGGAGCAACTATCACGGCAAAGACATGGGCACCACGGGCCAAACTGGCAAACGGGTGATCTGGCGTCGCCTAGGCATGACCATGAAGCTGCGTGATCGGGTGTATGAGTTGTCAGGTACGGACCCCGTTAAGATCGCCATCATGGGCGCAGAACTGATCCTATCGCCGACAAATGCTTAACGCCAACACCAATATCCCATCGAGTAGGGTGCCGTTCATTGACGATCGCACCGGTCTGATGTCGCGTGAATGGTATCGGTATTTGCTGGCGCTGCTGAACTCTGACATCAGTTATGTCCCGCCAAACAATCCTGCGCCCGTGCCATTGACGGGCTCCCCGCTGGTGTACGGCAACACGACTGAGCGCCCCATCGACATAATGATCAGTGGCGGCGGTGTCATCAAGGTCGAGTTTCAGCGTGGCACTGGTGCAAAATTCAACACAGGTTCATACTACGGTATGTTTGGTTTATCCCCCGGCGATGCCCTGACTGTCACGTATTCAGGCACACCAACCATCACGGCGATTTCAAGATGATTATTCGTAACGCCACAGAAGCTGATTTACCGCAATATGCAGTGCAGGCAAAAGCATTTCACATGGCATCGCCCATGCACGGGACGATTGACTTTGATTCTGACGGTTACGCGCAGTTCTATTTGAACGCGTTACAAAATGACGCGATTGGCATATGGTTGGCCGAGATTGACGGCGAGATCGTAGGCATAGCAGGCGCGTTGGCGTACCCAATGTATTTCAACCCATCGGCCACAGTGGTGCAAGAGTTATGGTGGTGGCTGACGCCTAAGTCACGAGGTAGCGGTGCAGGCGGTAAAATGTTCAAACAAATTGAAAGTTGGGCCGACGAGCGCAAAGCGTCGGCCATTTTTATGATTGCGCTAGAAGACAGCCGGGCAAAAAAGATGGAAAATCTGTATGCCCGTGCAGGATTTACGCCAATGGAGCGCACATTTATTAAAGAGGTCACGTCATGGCAATAGCAACCGGAACAGCAATTTTAGGTGCTGCCGCATTGGGCGCAGCATCATCCAGAAGCGCAGCCAAAGCGCAATCCCGCGCCGCAGGCCAAGCCGCTGACCTTCAACAGCAGCAATTTGAGCGCCAGATGGAATTGCAAGCGCCTTGGCGTCAAGCTGGCGAACGGGCACTGAACAAACTTGAAGGTGCGTCCGAGTACACCCCGTTTGGCATGGCTCAGTTCCAAGCTGATCCCGGTTACGGATTCCGATTCGATCAGGGTCAAAAAGCATTGGAGCGCAGTGCTGCGGCCCGTGGTGGTCTGATCAGCGGCAACACTGGCGGTGCCCTGCAGCAGTTTGGCCAAGGTCTTGCCTCGCAGGAATACCAAAACGCATTCAACCGTTACCAAGCTGAGCGCCAAGCCCGTCTGGGACCATTGCAGTCGCTGGCTGGCGTGGGTCAAACCTCGATCAACGCGCTGGGCCAAGCCGGTCAAAATTATGCGTCTGGTATGGGTGAGGCGATAGGCGCTGGTGGTCAAGCCCGTGCCTCTGGCTACATGGGTGCAGCGAACGCTCTTGGTGGCGGCGTTGGTCAGTACATGAATTATCAGCAAAATCAAGCTACTAACTCGTTGTTGCAACAAGCGTTGGGGCGCGGCGGTAGCCCAAGTAACGCCGATATTGAACGCATGTATTTGGGAGGTTAACTCATGGCACTCGTCAATCCCAATATCGCAATGAGTTTTCGTCAGCCTGACATCCAGGCTCCGAATGCTTTGGCGCAGTTCGCCCAGATTCAGCAGATTCAAAGCGGTCGTCAAGCGCAGGAATTGAACGCGCTCAAGATGCAAGAAGCGCAGGCGGCTATGGAAGAACGCAATGCGCTGCGCCAGTTGAACCCCGCCAGCGCCGATTACGAAAACCAACTGTTCAAAGTCAACCCTCAGTTGGGCATTGCTTACCGCAAAGAACGTGCCGCAGCGCTGGCGAGCGATGCAGCCGCAAAAGCAAGCGCGGCCACTGCGACCAAAGCTGAGTTTGAATTAAAAACAAAGCAACGTAAATTTGTTGAAGACCTCAAGCGCGGTTTGTCGGCCAACCCATCGGACGCAAACATCATCGCGTTTGGTGAAGATGCCGTGCTGCAAGGGTTGTACACAAAAGAGCAAGCAGAACGCACAGTTCAGCAGTTTCTGGCTATTCCGGTTGCCGACCGACAACGAATCTTTGCGCAAGCTGGCGCGACTGCTGGCGAATTGCGGCCTATTTCGGTAGGGAACTCGCTAATGACACCGCAAGGTCAAGTGCTTGCCACGGCACCTAGACAGTCGCAGCTTCTTACTCCAGAAGAAGAAGCGCAGAAAGCTAGGGTTGCCGCTGCTGGACGCGCGCCCGCGCAACCTGTTGCGCCAACCATCACACAAATCCAAGACCCGACTAATCCCGCGCAAATGATTACGATTGACGCGCGGTCTTATCGTGGAGGTGGTATTGGGTCACCTGGTGTTTATGGAACCACAGGTAAAACAGCGCCTGTTGCAGCGGCTGAACAAAAACGTGTTGAAGGTGCAACGCAAGCGCAAGACATCCTTGACACGCTGCGCGCGTCTTACGACGAATTGGATCGGTTGCGTGCGGTGCCAAGCGATCAGCGCGGCGCGTTGTCCAACGCAATTGCTTATGTTGCCAGCACTGGGGTGGGACAGGTTGCAGGTCGATTTGCAGGTACTAAAGAGCAAACGCAGCGCGATATTATTGCAAGCGCGCGCAACCAAATGCTTAACGCTATCAAGAACGCCACAGGTATGTCTGCACAGCAGCTTAACTCTAACGTCGAATTCCGGTCTTGGCTTGAAGCGCTTACTGACCCAACACGGTCGATTGAAGCTAACCGCGGTATTTTGGACAACATGGAAAAATTCATTGCCAGCGGCGGTAAATACAGCGCTAAAAAAGGCGGCGGCGACAACACCCCCGCCGCGTCAAATGTTGCGCAAGAACGCGCAAATGCAAACGCAGCGATTGCTGCTGGTGCGCCAGCCGCTGCGGTGCGCGCGCGGTTCAAAGAAAAAACCGGTCAGGAGTTGTAAATGGCTACCGGATATGACGATCTGATTCCCGCTAAAGCTGCGTCTGGGTATGACGATCTCATACCAAAACGACCCGCGTCGGCTGGTATTCCTGGCCCGCGCAAACAGCGTGGTTTCTTTGAAACGATTGGCGCGCCCATCGAAGCTGTTTCACAAGGTGTGATCAGCGGCGGCGGTAATGTAGTGCTGGGCGGTCAACGACTGCTAGGTAAAGGTCTATCGGCTTTTGGTGCGCAATTTCCTACGGCATATGGCGCACAACAAGCAGGCGCATTCTTGCAAGAAGATGCTGCTCGGCGTCTTGCCCAATCGCAAGCCACTGTTGCGCCGTTTAAGCAAGAATTTCCAGTCCTTACTGGCGCTGGTGAGTTGGGTGGCGAGGTGTTGGGTACTGGCCCTGTGGGCATGGCACTTGCCGCGCCTTTGAGAGCAATCCCCGCAGCAGCGCCGCTGGCGCAAGCCATTCGTACTGGCGGCTTTTCTAAAGGCAACTTGGCTACACGCGCCGCAGGCGGTGCAGTAACAGGCGGCGCTACAGCTGCGGTAATTAACCCCGCAGAGGCCGAGACAGGCGCGTTGGTTGGTGGTACAGTGGCCGCAGTAGCGCCCCCCGCAATTAACTTGTTGGCGAAAGGCGCGTCAAAAGTAGCCGATGTTCGTCAAATGCCCAATCAGCTTGCAGCCAAAATTGCCCGCGATTCGTTGGGCACGCCGGAGCAAGTTGCAGCCGCAAGAACCGCAATGCAAGATGCGCAAGCTACAGGCTTGGACATGACCGCGCAGCAAGCACTTGCTCGATCTGGAATGGTGATGCCCTCTGCGCAAGCCACTATAGAACGCGCAATCAAAGGTGCTCAACCTAAAGGTGCAAGACCCACCGCAGACACTCGGATGTCAATTGAAACTGCGCAAGAAGCTGCTCGTACATCTACGTTGAACGCAGTCACGCCAGATTTGACAGAAGCAATCAACACTCGTCGCATAATGTCGCAGCCTTTGTACAACGCTGCGGATAAAGCGGTTGTACCAATTGACGCCGATCTTGCAAACGTAATTTCGCGTATGCCTTCGGGCACGATTGAATCAGCGGCAAAACTTGCAAAGATGGAAGATCGCCCCTTCATTATGGTTAAAACAACACCATCGAAAATGGAAGAAACCGGCGTACTTGATGCGGCAGGTAAACCCATCATGCGAGAAGTGGCGGGCAAAACCGCCGAGATCACTGGCGAATCGTTGCATTATCTTAAACGGGCGTTGTCCGACATTGCATACGGTCCAACTGCTGCTACGGGTATCGGGCGCGATACTCAAATGGCCGCACGGGGGCTGCTTAATGACTTCGTCAATGTGTTTGAAACTAAGATTCCAGAATACGGCCAAGCACGCAGCATATTCTCGGATTTATCCGCACCTGTCAACCAGGCGCAAGTGTTGCGTGAAATGGTGTCCGTGTTGGAAAAACCGGGTGGCGGCGAACGCATCCAACCTTTCTTGAACGTTTTAGGGCGTGGTGAACAAGCCATGCTCAAACGCGCAGGGGGACGTGGAGGCGCTCGATTTGAGTCGCTAAGTGAAGTGCTCACACCAGACCAAATTTCAAAAGTGCGCGAGGTAGCCAAGCAACTGGAAACTGAAGCATCAATCGGCAAACAGATCACTCGTGGACAGCAACGAGCGTCAGATTTGATTAAGGAAGAACTTGTCAATCATCGCATTCCAAACCCATTGAATAACCTGATTACGGTTGCAAACAAAGTGTTGGAAACAATCGGTGCAAAAGTTGGCAAAGAGACTGTTGCAAAGTTGGCCGAGGCGTCGCTTTCCGCAAAAACATTTGATGAGTTGCTGGCAACACTGCCTGCAAAAGAACGCAGCAATTTGTTGAAGGCGATGGCCGACCCGTCGACATGGGGTGCGACAGGTGCTGCCGTCACCCGTGCTGCGGCGGTGTCCGCTGCACCAACCAACAACCTTGCGCCGCAGTCCGAAAACCAAAACGCCCTTGCTAGATAATTAGGAAACGATTATGCCTACTACGCTCATCCCCAGTCCAGTAATGCAGTTCTTCGACGCCAACGGTAACCCGTTGGTGGGCGGCAAGCTGTTCACCTACGCTGCTGGCACGACCACGCCCCAAGCCACTTACACCGACTACACGGGCGGCACGGCCAACACCAACCCGGTGATCCTGAACAGCCGGGGCGAGGCGGCAGTGTGGTGCGGTGACAACCGCTATTTCATGGTGCTCAAAGACGCCAACGATGTTGAGATATGGACCTCCGACAACGTGAACGGTGCCAACGGCCCCACGCTGGCCGTGCTGGCTGCTGGCAACGGCGCTACGTTGATCGGCTACACGCCCGGCGATACTGGCGTAGCGACTACTGTCAACGCCCGCCTTCAGTTGTTGGACGGCACATCGCCCACAGTCGCTGCGCTGGACGGCAACACCAAGGCGTCGATCAACACGCTGCGTGACGCCTCGGCTGTCTCGGGTGGCACGGTTGGTTACGTCAACCCCAACATCTGGGCACGCACCATCACAGGCGCAACCGAGACATCGTTCGAGTGGGCGATTGTCGGCATCGTGGACAACTACGCAGCCTCTGGCGAGAACGTCGGCGTCTACGGCCAAGGCAACAAGCGCAGCACTGGCCCGACATGGGGTGTTGTGGCTGAAGCGCGTGACTTTACCCAATCCGCTAATCCAGTTAATGGATTGATTGGTATTGAAGCGGGCATCTTTGCCAACGGCACAGACGCCAACATAAGCCGTGTGGCGATTGATGTGTCCGTAGGTAAAGGCATTGCAGGCGGCACCATCAACACTGTCTCCAGAGGATTGCGAATTGCCCCTACAAACCTTGACCTGACACAAGGTCAGTTGACCAACGGCATCACGCTGCAAGGCAACATGGTGGTCGGCCTTCAGGTGTCCAGCTCGGGCACTTGGGGTATCCAATTTAACGGCACGTATACCGTTGGCATTGACTTGAGTGGTGCCACCACTGGATCGTCAGCACTTCGCATTAAGGATGGCGAGAACATCGGGTTTGACGGCTCGTCTACATATCGTCTACGCCATCAAAACGGGGCTATACCGGGTTTGACTTATTCCGTTAGCGGCGTGGATAAAGTGCTTATCAGCGATGTGGGCGGCTTGGTGCTGGCTGAAACAGTTGCGTGGACCAACGCTTACGCATCTAGCTCTGCAACTGCTGGCGCAAGCGGCGCTCTGCCTGCAACTGTGGCAGGCTATTTGCGGGTTAACATCGCAGGTACAGACGTTAAACTTCCCTACTACGGCGTATGATCACACTTGTTTTAACCCCTCAAGAACTGGCTGTCATCAATCGGGCGCTCATGCTCGCCCCCTACGGTGAGGTCGCGCCCGTGGTGCATTCAATCAACCAGCAGTTGCAGAAGAAAGCCCAAGATGGACAAGATGACATATCTAGCGCTGCGTAAAACAACGCCACCAGGGCTGTTGCAAGATTTGTTTACAAAACTTACGATGGCTCGGTTGGTCACACAATACCCTCATGCGGGTGTTGTGATTGATGGCATTCTTTACCACGCAACCCTTGCTGGCGGCGTACACGCAGCGCCTTTTGACCCATCAGGGTGGGATGTATTTAAAATACACATCCCACAGGAGTTGCTGTTGGAAAGGTTTAATTCCGTCAAAGGCGCAAAATACGATTGGTTCAGTTTGTTAGCTTTTGTTTTACCTTTTCGAGTTTCTATGAAACAATGGTTCTATTGCTATGAACTGGTTTATTTTATGATGACCGGTAACATACCAAGCAAAAGAATAACCCCTGAAGAACTGTTAAGGATTACTCATGCCACCAATGAAATTGCATAATATGGGACCTTGGGCTTGGTTTACTGAAAAAGTATTGCCGGGCTTGTTTCTGGCGATAACGATGTCCGTTGTGGCGGCGTCGTTTGCCATATATCAGAGTGTTTCGGAGTTAACGCTCACTGTCAAATCCCATGAACAGCGGTTAAATAAGCTGGAAGCTCAGATGGCAAACGGCGTGACGCGCGCGGAATTGCTGGAGACATTGAAGCGCGTGGAGCAACAGCTCCAAATTGTGCTGCTCCAATCGGGCATCAAAACAAAGGTAGAAATTAAATGAAAGACTGGGCTGTTAGCTTCATCGCTGCGACCCTTCTTGTTGGGTTTGTTGTTTGGTGCGTTTGTGTTCTTGTGGAGTTGCTATGGACCCTATAACCATCCTTGCTGCGCTTGGCCCTCTTGCCGTTGACCTTGGCAAGTCACTGATCGGGCGTTTCATCCAGACAGACGGGTACAAGCCTGTCAACGTGGATGAATACGTCAAGATGAAGCAACTCGATTTGGAGTTGTTCAAGGCGATGAATGACGCAGGGGGAGCCAACCCCTCATACCCCTGGGTTGAGGCCACTGTGCGGCTCATGCGCCCTGCTGTCGGGATTGTTGTGTTCGGCACTTGGTCGTACATGAAGCTCAACAACCTTTCGACTGACAGCGTGGACAACTTCGCCAGCGCTGTGGCCTTTTATCTGTTCGGTGACCGCACCCTTTTCTATTCCCGTAAAGCCAAATGAGAAAGAACTTTGCAGAGGCGCTTGAACACGTCTTGAAGCACGAAGGCGGCTACGTCAACCATCCTGCTGACCCCGGTGGTATGACCAACCTGGGCGTGACCAAGCGGGTCTGGGAAGAATGGGTCGGCCATCCGGTAGACGAGAAGGCCATGCGTAGTTTGACGCCAGCCCAAGTGGTCCCGCTGTACAAGCGCAAATACTGGGACAAGATCAAAGGCGACGATCTGCCTGCTGGCGTGGATTACGTTGTGTTCGATGCTGCCGTGAACAACGGCCCCGGACGCGCTGCCAAATGGCTGCAAGCGTGCGTGGGCGCAGAAGTTGATGGAGAGATCGGCCCCAAGACGCTGGCCGCTGTGGCAGCGTTTAAGGGCGATCTGGTAAACGACTACAGCAAGCGCCGCCTGTCCTTTCTCATGGACCTGCCGAACTGGGCTACGTTTGGCAAGGGCTGGAGTCGGCGTGTGGCCGATGTGCAGTCAAATTCCCGCACGTTTCTCGGATAACAGTGCCGGGTTGATCAACTCGTAGCGTACCCGTTCTTCAGTCGAGAACCTGTGAAGATTCGCACACTCGTATCGACGGACCACTACACCGTTTGTCTTTCTTGTGCGCGTTTCTTTAACCGTAGTCCATGTGCCGCATACCGGGCATTTCATCTCATGGCCCCCAGTTGTGCGAAGGGGTTGGCCGTGTCTCTCATGTGTTACCCCTTGCTCGAATAAGTTCAGCAGCTCGTTTTGTTGCCAGTCCGGGATGAAGGTCGTCACACACCTTTGCACACGCCTCGCGCTCATCAGCACGGACAAAGGCTTCAAAGGCTTTGAGGCTGTCGTTGCCAACCAGAGCAAACTCTTTTGGTCGATCATGAATATGGATTGCGCCAGCCTCGCGGGCCATGTCTAACGTGGTTTTCATGTGTTTCCCCTTGCTCGGATGGCAATCTTAATTGCTTCGGCGTGGCCGTTGCTGTCCAGTTCGTAATCAACGATGTCGCACATTGCCTCGCGCTCGGCAAAGATCATTGCCTTAACAGGTGCAATTACTTGACAGTAATCACAAATCTGGTTTGGTGGACATCCTTCGGCGCATTCGGCTGGCTTGTCTTGACCATAAAAACTCATGCGCTCATCAGCACGGACAAGGGCAACAAGGTGTTTTAGATCATCCAAACTACCAGTAGCAAACTTGTCGCCAACACTAAACTCAGCCTCACGGGCAAGTTCTATCGCGTCTCTCATGTGTTTCCCCTTGCTCGGATGGCGGCAGCGCATTCATATCCATTTATCTGACTTGGCGCGGTTGTCTCACACACCTTTGCACACGCCTCACGCTCATCAGCACGGGCAAGGGCGACAAGGTGTTCGATTCGAGTAAAAAACTGGCCGTGAGTGGCTACAATGTCGGGTGTTACTTTAGCCTCACGGGCAAGTTCTAACGTGGTTTTCATAATGTCCTCGCTTTCATCATCTCCATCATTGTTTCCCTGCACTCATTCCAGCCCGCCCGATACTTGGGGTCTTCGCCGCTATCGGTGATTGCATCGGGCACGGCTGGATGCACGACAGGTGCTGGCTTGACAAGCACTTTTGTTATACGGTCAATTGCTATCTGCGACCACTTCTTAGCAGTAGCAGTAGCAGCAGCATAAGCAGCAGCAGTAGCAGCAGCAGTAGCAGCATCAGCAACAGCAGCAGTAGCATCATCAGTAGCATCAGCAGCATCAGCAGCAGCAGTAGCAGCATCCACAGTTTTTTCTTTACACATACGTGCCCAAGATGGGCCGTGTCCTGCTGCATCTGCTTGTGGCTGGTAAGCGGCTAGTGCCGTCCACATTTCTTCTACTTTAGTCATGTGTTCTTCTCCTTGAGTTTGGCTACAAAAGTTTCCCACTTGAGGCCTGCCACATCGGC